GCAATGGTAAGCATCTCACCACTGCAGTCATACCCGTAGATATGAAGACCTGGAACTCTCAGCAACTGCGGATTTGGAATACCTGTCGGGATGCTGCCATCCAGATATCCACCACCGACGCACATGTAGTACACGATGTGGAACAGGACCGTGCCCACTGGCTGAGTGATATACCAGTACCGATCCTCATGCTTGGCCGATGTGCGGACGAAACGATTGTTGAGCCACTTCAAGATCGAGATACCCGTAACCTTGAGAGTGCCTTCTTTGGTGAACTCCTGGGTCTCGAGGATCATGAGTTCCTGAGTACCCTCAAGCGCCAAGAATGTTCCGGTGGCCAATCTCTGAGCGTTCACCGTAGTTGTGGGGACGACCAATTCAACCGCACTGTCACCGTAATATCGTTCAGTCCATAGGGCCGAATGAAATACGTCGATCGTATCCTGGATGTCGTAATTGCGATCCACTGTGAAAAGTACCACTCACAGACCTCCGAATCGCTCGAAATACGTGAGCTCCCACTGGGCTATTGCCGCTACTGGGACTTCGGAGAGGATCTGAATCGCATTGTCACCGGGCTTCAATGTCGGCCAGGTTGATCCCGAGGTGATCTTGGAAAGAAGATTGGTGATGATACCTGTGTTCAACTCCACATTCTGAGCATACTTCTGTCCGGTCAAAGAGCTCATCATGTAGTACTTTGTGGCACTGATGGTGGCGGGCACACGTAGATATGAAGTAACCGGGTTACCGGTGTGAATACTGATGAAGGTTGCATCCGGAGGCTTGATTTGCATAATCTTGACCGTATATCCGGTCTCGATCGTCCCATTGTACTTGATATTTCGATACGGGCTGCCTACGTTCGCGATGATCACCGTCGGTTCCACCGCGATGAAATATGGATCAGGACAGACAACCGAGATCTGGAGCTCGCCATCCTTCGAGAAGATGGTCGGCTCGACGGATTCGGTATACCCATCGATCTGCACCGCGGGCATCTCATCAGTGCTGTCGAAGACAAGCCGGACAGATTGCTTCGGCATGAAGTACATGTACAGAAGCCTACGCAAGGCCTCCATCGACCAGTTGTTCCAATCGGGGTTCAGACCGACCGTGATGACGATATTTCGTTTGGGGACATGAGCCCCGACAAAGGATTCTCCATCCACAGATCCATAGGGAGTCGTGTTGACATCAGCCTTGACAGGGCCCAGCCCATCGATATCCCGGATCTGGATCAGATCTGTCTGTGCCCCACGCTCACTCAAAGGCAATTCAGGCGCCGATGCCCAAGAGCTGTACGCTGCAAGTTTGGCCAACACTTGTCTTCAGACCTCCTTTCTCAAATATCTCAGGCCGGGCCCCTAGAGGCGAAGAAGGTGAGACCCGGCCCAAGTTATGGAAGTGCGGCTTTCGCCTGCGACAGCTGGTTCTTCGTCTGCCGATAGATATCGGCTTCGGATAGAGACACAGGTGAGTAGTTGTTCTGCTCAAATTTGATCACCGATGCACCGCTGGTATCAGACGTATCATCCAGAGCAGTCTGCACAGTGTTCTGATCAGCGGATATGGCTGAAGCCTGGTTATATGAGGCAGCAGCACTGATCGGGACCACGTTGAGCATATCCCCTAGAACCTTCGCCTGACCCTCGACTTGTGAAAGGTCCAGAATCGGTGTAATCGTCGGATCCATCTCGAGATTTGCGAGTGCCAGATCGGTGAAAGTTTGGTTCATCGCTGCCAGTGCTTCCTGAGCGACATATTCAGCAGCATCCGTGACAACCTTGGTAGAGGCGGTGAGTCCTTCGGCCATACCCAATGTTGCGAACTTGCCGACCTCGGCAAACTCCTCGGACGGAGACTTGATCTTCAGCTTCTTCTTGATCGCCTTGATCATACCTGTGGCAATCTTTTCCATCTGCTTGTAGATATCGCTCTGCTGGGACTTCAGACCATTGACCAGACCCTGCGCGGAATCCACTCCTGCCTGATACAGATTATGTGCAGCTGCAGTCGCCAGCGACTTGGAAACTGTTCCAAGCTGTGAATCCAGAGCATTCAGGCCCTTAACGGCGGTTGCACCACCAGCGAGAAGCTGACTGGCGAATTCCTGATCGGCCGTTCCATCTTCTAGAAGCTTCGCATACGTCTTGTCGTCCAGACCAAGTGCACGAAGTTGTGCGAGTGTCTGTGAATATTGCGAAACAGCGACCGTTCGATCTTGAAGACCCTTGATATATTCTCCAAGAGGATCATGCTTCTCGTCCGCCGTCGATTGAGTGATATCGGGTGTTTCACTGAACTTGGCCTGGAAGCCAGCTTGAGCATCATCACGGGCGGATGTGGCTGCCTCGAGATCTCGAGTTGCCTGTTCCAGCGCATCCGAGACTTCCTTGTACTTCTTGGCCAGTTTACCAAGATTCGTCGCCTCATCATTAAGGCTCTTGGTCAGCTCGAGGTGAGCAGCCTTGGATCGCTTGAGGATATCCTCATTCTCCTTGACCACCTTCTGAGCATCATGGATTGCGTCCCAATCCTTATGCTTCTCCTTCAATAGGTCGTGGAGTTTGTCGTTCTCCTCAGAGATCGTATCCCGGGCATTGTCCATCGACTCGACAAGCTTCTCATCAAGACTCTTGACGGAGTTGACGATGTCCTCTTCGGTGCCCATCAACCCTTCGGCGAAACCTTCGCCAACGAACTTCCCGAGCTCCTTCATCACCTTTGACGGTGACTCCATCTGGAATATGCTCTTGACACCGTCGATGATTCCATAGGACATCGCGGCCATGGCCTTGTGAGCTTCATCGTTATTAGTGATACCTATAGCGAAGCCATCGACCACGTTCTTGCCGAGATCCATGAACACTTCAGAGGGTGAATGACTCTTGAACAGCCCCTTGGCTGCGCTGAGCGCTCCAGAGAACTTCTTCTTCACCGCTCCGAGAATATCGATCTTACCGAGGCCCTGAATGAAACCTTCGACGATCGCCACACCGATGTCTACACCGGCGGCAAGGATATCCGGTTCATATTTTCTGATTGCGGCAGAAAGTCCTCGCAGGAAAGCGAGAAGCGCCTTTGCTCCTTCGTCCACCAGCTTCAGCATAGCCTTGCCGATAGACCTGATGAACTTACCGGCAACTTCACCGGCCTTTGACACAAGTCTGCCCGCTGCGTTGCCGATACCCTCAATGAGTTTACCGATCATCTTGCCACCGGCAGATATGATCTGAGATCCTGCGTTCCCGAGACTTCCCAGGAACTTCGATATGAGACCTGCAGCAGCAGTGACAACCTTACTGACAGCACCGGAGATACCGCTGATGATCTTGGCGATGACGGTACCACCAGCAGATATAAGCTTCCCATAAGCACTAGCAATACCGGTGATGAACTTCACCAGAAGATCGGCGCCAGCCTTGATGATCTTTGAGAGATTGCTGGCAATCCCGGACACGATCTTGGCTATGATGGTGACAACTGTGGCCGTAATCGAGGAGATGTTGTTGGATATCCCCTTAAGCAGGGATTTAAGCAGCCCGAACCCAGTGGTCAATATCGACGGATAAGCTTGACGTATGACCTTGAGTGCGGTTTCGATCAGAACCAGGAATGCTTCGCCGAGCTTCGGAGCAGCGACGATGATCGTGTCGGCCAGCAGGATAAGAATCTTGGCCAACGCGGCAACGAACTTCGGAGCCACCTCGGAGATCTTGTCGACGATGGTCAACAGCCCCAGGATGAAATTCTCAGCCATCTTGGGAACGGCTTCGGAAATAGCCAGAAGTGCTTTGATAAGGATTCCGATGGCCGCAGGTCCTGCCACGGCAATCGCGGAGAGTCCTGCACCGATCAGGAATATGCCGCCACCAGCAAGCGCCAAACCGGCACCGATCAGGAGCAGAGCTCCACCCATGGCCAGCATCGCGGGTGCAACGGGAGCCAATAGGACTCCGGCAACGCCAAGCACGGCAAGTGCCGCAGCCAATGCGACAAGCCCCTTGATGATGTCGCCCCAGGACATGTTTCCCAGACGCTCCAATGCGGGAACGATCAGAGTGAGCCCCAGCGCGGCCACACCTAGCACGAGTGCACCGGCCATACTTCCCGACATGCCGGTCAATGCCAGACCAAGGATGATCAAAGCTGCGGCCAGCGCACCAAGTCCCTTGGCCAGGACTTCTATAGACAGACCACCAAGCGATTCGATGGTACTGCCGATGCTCTTCAGGGCGAACGCGACCAATATGAGACCGGCCGCGGTGATCGGCATATTCGGAGGCATCAGCTGCATAGCACCTGCAATAACCAGCATTGCGCCAGCGATCGCCAGAATACCCTTGCCGATGACGCCCCATTTCATCTCGCCGAACGTGCCAACTGCTCCGGCAAGTAGCTTCAAACCGAAGGCGACTGCGATCAGCCCGAGGCCAATCGAGACCATCCCCGAAGGGAACAGCTTCGATGCCAGCCCAATCGCCACAAGTGCGCCAGCGACCGAGGCCAAACCCTTGCCGATCTTCTCCCAGCTCATCGCGCCGAAGTCCTTGATCGCACTGGC